TACAATAATTAATGTGTTTTCTACTGTTACTGTTACAGAAGATCTTACTGTTAGACTTCCTTTTAATATTACTGTAACTGATTCTACAAGTATTGATGATGTATATGGCGGAACTTTACCAAGGACAGCATTTGTTATTGATGTTGTTCATGTTAATGAAAGTATAAGTTTTTCTTCTTCTCTTCCTGTTACAGTGTCAGATGTAGTAACTGTTTCTGAAAATATTATTACAATTATTGAAGCTGTAATAGAAATAAATGAGTTCTTTTTATATGACTTAATAAGTGTTACTGAAGATACTGATATTTTGATTAGTACAGCTGCTGATGCAATAGTAGGTCTGTTAGAAATAGTAGCAGAGGCGCAAACGGTAGAAATATTAGTAGAGTCTTATTAAATAAATTTGAGGTAATACAATGGCAAGAATACCACTTTTAGAAAGATCTGCATTAGAGGAAGGAACTTATACAATTAAGTTTACTTTCAAAGATGAAGATAAAACTATAATTGATAATACTAATATAGTTTCGCTGCGTTGGTGGTTGACAGATTTATCAGGAAGTGTTATAAATTCTCGAAGTGAAGTAAATGTTACTTCTATTATAAATCCTTGGTATCTTACTGTATATGGTGATGATCTTCAAATGGGAACAATAAAAGAAGATTATGATTTTAGACTCGTTACTTTAAGAGGAACATATAATTCAAGTAGGGGGTTAGGATTACCTTTTACTTATTCTGTTATGTTTAAACTTAAGAATTTATTGATTATTGCGCAAGACTTGAATATATCAACAGTAGATATGATATTTATTGGAGAGGCGGTAGTAAGTGTTTAGTCCTCATATACTTAATAGAATGAAAGAATGGAAGGCTTCTCCTATTTCTTTCGTTAATGATATGATTAATATTACTCCATCCTCACAACAGTTAGATTTTCTTGCTGCTATAGCAAAGAATAAAAGGATAACTATTAGAAGTGGTCATGGTACTGGTAAGGATACAGGTGTAAGTTTAGCAATTATGTGGTTCATGGCTACAAGAGCATTTGCAAAAGTAGTTTGTACAGCGCCCACCGCGCGGCAACTTGCTGATATTCTTTGGAGTGAACTTTCTAAATGGTTTAGAAATTCAAAACTTCAAGATGAATTTATTATTCAAAAAGATAAAATTTTTCAAAGGGATAACCCGAAAGAGTGGTGGTGTAGAGCAGTTTCTGTTTCTGCTAAAGCTTCTAAAGAAGAACAAGCTGAGACACTTGCTGGATTTCATGGTGATCATTTACTTATTGTTGTTGATGAATCAAGTGGTGTAAATGATCCTGTATATATTCCTCTTGAGGGTGCTTTGACTCAAGAAGATAATAAAGTTATCTTGATTGGAAATATGACAAGAAATAAAGGGTATTTTTATGACTCTCATTTTCATCCTAATATTTCTAAGGTATGGAAGAAACTGCATTGGGATTCAAGAGATAGTACTAATGTAAGTTCTGAATATCCTGCTTATATGGCTGAGAAGTATGGAGAAGATAGTAACGTATTTAGAATTCGTGTAGCAGGCGATCCACCACTTGAAGATGAAAAGACTTTTATTCCGTTGGCTTGGGCACTTAGTTGTATGGATAATGATCTTATAGAAAATGAAGATGATCCTACTTATCTTGGTGTTGACGTCGCGAGGTATGGAGAAGATAAAAGTATTGTACTTCCAAGGAAAGGACTTATAATTAATCCTTGGGACGAATTTCAGAAGATGAGTACTGCAGAACTTGGTGGGCATGTCTTAGCTTCTATGCGAGAGATGGAAGCAGATGGGGCTGCTATTGATGAAATCGGTGTTGGGGCTGGAACTATTGATTGGTTGATGAAAATACCAGAAGCACAGAAATTTATCTTTGGGGTTAATGTTGCTAATTCTTCTTCTGATAAAACAAGATGGGCAAGGTTAAGAGATGAGCTTTGGTGGAAAATGAGGGAGAATTGTCAAACGGCTTTATACTCATTTCCATCAAAAACTAAGATTGAAAGAAGTATGTCAAATGAACTTTGTAATGAATTAAGTTCATTACTTTATGAGTTTGATAATAATGGAGCATATAAATTAGAGGGAAAGAAACAAGCTAAACTTAGAGGTACTGCATCACCTAATATAGCAGATGCTTTAGCTATAAGTGAGTATTTTTATAGTATTGCTCATATTCTTTTTAGTAGAAAAATGCGACAAAGGACTAAAAAGAAGAGATCTTGGGAGAAAGATAGTAGAAGTAGTAAAGGATCTCAATCGTGGATGGCTGCATAAGAAGTAAGAATCCGTCATTTAATGACACATTCTTGGAGAATATAAGATGCCTATAGCAGATAGATTTCAGTTTCTTGATCCGAGAAGAGAGTATGGAGAAAAAGATTCTCAAGAATTCTCTAAGGTTTTAGATTGGCTTAAAGAAGTGGAAGCGGCTTCTTCTGAAACACTTTATAGAACAGAAGCAGAAGAGGACTATGCTTTTTATGCGAGTGATCAAGATACTGATGAAGTGAAAGAAACACTTAAGGATCAAGACAGACCTAATAGTACTTTCAATGAAGTAAAGCCAAAGATAGATATGCTGATAGGTCTTGGTGCTCAGGTGAAATATGATGGTCAGACTATTCCTGTTGGAGAGGAAGATGAACCACTTGCTGAACTTATGCAAGGAACTCTTTTACATTTTAGAAAGAAAAGTAAGTTAGGCAGGAAAGAGCTTGATTGTTTTGAGCATATGGTAAAATCAGGTAGGTCAATGCTTTACTATACTATTGATAAAAGTAATCCTTTTAAACCTACTGTAAAACCAATAAGAGTTCCTGGGCAGAACTTTGCTATTGATCCTTCAAGTCTTGAGTATGATCTTGATGATGCTAAGTATTTCTTTGTGTGGAGTTGGGTTGATGAAGATGATCTAAAGTCTATAGATGAAGATATAAATCCTGCGCTTTTATCTTCTGAAAATACATCTATAGTAAATTCACCAAGATTTTATGACGAGCTTACAGGGAAGTATAGAATACTTACTTGTTGGTATAAGAAGTGGGTAAAGAAATATTGGTTTGTTAATCCTCTTACTGGAGAAGTAGAAAACTTAACAAAAGATCAGTATAAGCAATTTGTAAAAGCTGGTATGGCTGGAATTCAAGATCCTGAAACAGGGGAAGTAATTAAATTGGAAGGGCCTCCTGATTATACAATTTCGTTATCTGTAGATTATATGTATATAACATTTTCAGGAAATTTTATTATTGACTTTGGTGTTTCTCCGCATGATGAGAAAGTTAAATTTCCTGCTGTCCTTTATGGTGCATATAAGGATGATAATAATAATAGATGGTTTAGTGCTGTTATGCCTATGAAGGATCCACAAAGAGCAGTAAATACTATGCGGAGACAGTTAACTCATTTACTTCAGACACTTCCAAAAGGGCTTTTAATTCATGAGATTGGAGCAATACTTGATATTGAGAAGTATGAAGAAAGATCTTCTGAGCCAAATTTTCATCTTGAAGTAAATAAAGGTGGATTAGAGAAAATAAAATTTGAAAAGCAACCAAGTATTTCTCCTGTATATCAAATTCTTGATGAAATAATGAGAAAAAGTATGAAGGACAGTAGTGGTGTGCAGGATGATCTTATGGGTATTTATACTTCCTCAAGAGAGCCTGGAATTACTGTTCAGACAAGGCAAGAAAGTGCATTAGCTGTTTTGTTTATTCTCTTTAATAATTATAGAGAAAGTAGACTTGAAGGAAACAGGAAGTATATGTATTTGCTTCAACAATATGTGACTGGTCCTGAGATTATCCGTATTAATGGAGAAAAAGGTAAAGAACTTATGTGGATTAATTCTCAGATAAATCCGCAGAGTGGAGGATTTAATGATGTAACTGCTGGAGAATATGATCTTGAAATGGAAGAAACTATTGAGACAGGATCATTTAAGGCTTCTGTTACTCAGATGCTTATAGATTTCAGTCATAATAATCCTAATACAATTCCACCAGATGTTATCATGGAATATACTAATCTTCCATTTACTGTGAAACAAAGAATTAAAGAGTTCTGGGAAGCGCAGCAAGTGCAGGAACAAGAGAATGTAGAAGCAGATAGGGAAATTGAAATTATGAAAATAAAAGCTACAGAAAAAAGAGCAACATCAACAGCAGGTAAGTAATACAACTTAAAGGAGGAAGACATGACTAAAGATGCTGTAGAAATGGACGATACTTATGACGAGTTAGAGTCTGTTCTAAGTGGCAAAGTAGATGTCCCTGGGGATGAGTTCACTGGAATTATTGAAGTTAAGGATGATAATGATAAGACTATTATGCTTGACGAAAAAGATGAAGGTGAAAATGACAAGGACTTAGAAGATAATAAAGACAAAGA